ATTGATGACAAACTAAGTAGATGGAGTGAAGGTGTTAATGAGCACGGACTAGCAATTATATCTGCATCTTTTTCTGTAAAAAGCGATGAAAAAGAAGGTGATAAAATTATTTTAAAAAGGAAAAATAAGCGAGACAGTATTGGTTATTATTCTCCTGACGGAAGAGCGATTAGAAAAGCTCTTTTGGCAAAAACGCCTAAGGAAGCTTTAGAGATACTTGTTGAACTTAAATTGGCTGGTGCTACATATGTCTTTAACGAAAATGATTGTTATATTCTTGAAGGAGGATTTACTGTAAGAAAAGATGACGCTACTTTAGAAAATCCAAGAGAGTACAAATATGTCATTAACAAAATTTCAAAAGAAGAGGAATGCTCGTGTAGAACAAATCACGGCGTTATAATAAAAGAACTTGGGTATCATAAAAACCCAACCGATGAGCGTTTGATTAAAGCCCGTGAGAGTAGCGAAAAACGTCTAGAATACGCAAGAAAGTTTGCCAGCGTTGATCTCGAAGAGCCAGGAGAACTCATTGATCAAATTGCAAAATGTCCTAATAAAGACGTTTTTATGAATCCAATGAGAACAGGCAATATTAAAAAAGGTGAGATGGTGACAACTGGACAATTGTTAATTGTGCCAAAGGAAAGAACACTTCACTATCGGCCAATATACTCTTCAGTTTCTTTTGATTACAACCGCTTAAGTGGTCCTGAATCAAAAACCTTTTTTGAAATTATTTCTTCACGTAAGCTCTTATCCTTTAAAGAGTTTACGCATAAATAATTTTATGTGGATATATAATGGAGAGGAATTTACCTCTGACATGATCGAATCATACCATGGATTTGTATATGAAGTTACCGATACTCATAATAAAATGAAGTATATTGGTAAGAAAAAGTTTTGGTCTAAAGTTACAAGACCCCCGCTTAAAGGACGTAAAAACAAAAGAAGGTCAATAAAGGAGTCTGATTGGCAAATGTATTACGGTTCAAACGAAGAAGTAAAAACGTTGGTAGAAGAGTTTGGGCCTAGCAGATTTAAAAGAACTATACTAAAATTGTGTGTTTCTCCAGGACAAATGACATATTTTGAAATGAAAGAGCAGATCGATAGAGAAGTGCTTTTTAAGCCAGAAGAGTATTACAATGCCTTTATTGGCGGCAAAATCCATCGAAATCATGTATTAAAGAAAAAATAGTATTTACAATTGGTGATTTTTGTGATATAATACTATCATACCAAAAATATTATGATTATTGTAGATTACAGCGGAATAGCCATTGCGTCCATTTTTTCACAAGACCGGCCTGAAGAAATTCAAGAAAGTCTTATTAGACATATGATTCTTAATTCTCTTAGACGATACAATGTTAAGTTTAGAAAAGAATATGGTCAAATGGTAATTGCGTGTGACAGCTCGTCCTGGCGTAAAGAAACATACCCGCAATATAAAGCGAAGCGCAAAACTAACAGAGATGAATCCCCACTGGATTGGGGACATTTCTTTACGCTAATTAATGGTGTACGAGACGAAATCAAAGAACGCACACACTATCCCGTGGTTCAGGCAGATAGAGCAGAAGCCGATGATGTCATCGCAACACTGGTTGAATCAACACAGGAGTTTGGCAAATCAGAGCCTGTTATGATTGTGTCCTCAGATAAAGATTTTTTACAACTTCAGCGTTATTCTAATGTTAAACAATTTAGCCCAATGAAACGTGATTTCGCTAATGTGGATGATCCTGCATTTTACAAATTCGATCACGTGTGTCGTGGTGACAGCAGTGATGGTGTTCCAAATGTTTTAAGTGTAGATGACACTTTTACAGAAGGAATTCGACAAAAACCAATGCGTGCCAAAAAAATTCAAGAGTGGTATACTGCTAAAAATGATTCTGAACTAATGGAAATGATGGGTCAGGAAACATACCGCAACTACTGCCGTAATAAATCTGTCATCGATTTAGACTGTATTCCTGAAGATATTGTACAAGATATCGATGATAAATATAATTTGCAGACGAAAAAAGATAAGGGAAATGTTCTGCCTTACCTTATTGAAAAACGTTGTAACATGTTGATCAGTTCAGTCGCAGACTTTTTCCCAACAACCTAATTATTATGCAAAAATATATTTATGAAATATTCGAAGAAACGTGCAAACTAGATAATCGTGATGATCGTATTGCGTACTTAAAAGAAAACGCGTTTAAACAAGTAAAGACTGTATTACAGCTTTGTTATAATGACAAAATTGAATTAGATCTTCCTTACGGCCGACCTCCGTTTGAAGTATGTCCAGATGGTCGTGAACCTTCTCCATTGGCCAACGTCTTTAGCTCTATTGGAGTTTGTGTTAAAGATAATGGTGTGCCACGTGTAAGAAAGGAAAAGATCTTTATTGGTATTCTTGAACAATTGTGCGAAAAAGATGCTCATATTCTTTGCGCCGCGAAGGATGGTACTATTACAACTTTGCAGAACAAAACATACTCTAAAATGACAAAAAGTCTTGTAGAAGCGTGTTTCCCTGAGATTTTGTAGTGTACAATAGTCTCATAATGTGTTAGTATATCTACATAATGAATGTATTTGTTCTAGATAATAACCCTACAAGCGCAGCTCAACAGCACTGCGACAAACATGTCGTAAAAATGATTATTGAGTCTGCTCAAATGTTATCAACTGCTCATCGTATGTGCGATGGAAACCCAGAACGTAGACCATCAAGTTCAGGAAAAACTATGCAGCAGTATTACGTTTTGCCTGATGAACGCGAAAATATTCTTTACAAAGCAGTTCACAAATATCACCCATGCACAGTATGGACAATGGAAACCATTCAAAACTATCGATGGCATTGGCAGTTATTCAATGCTCTTTGCGACGAGTATAAGTACAGATATGGCAGAGTTCACAAGACTGATGAATTACTTCGCGATGAACTTTACTGGGGGCCGGCAAACATTGCTGATTCTAAAAAAACAAAATTTCCATTAGCTATGAAATCAAACCCCGAATGTATGTTCGATGATCCTGTCAAATCATATCGAGCATTTTATAAAACAAAACAAGACAGATTTAAAATGGTGTGGACAAAACGCGAAACACCAAACTGGTTTAAATAATTATGACATACGATTACATATGCGATAAATGCAAGAACAGATGGGAAGAGTCTCATCCTATGAAAGACCGCAATATCCCAGTGGGAAAAAAATCTCCGTGTTGCGAAGATGGCGTTGTTAAAATGGCTATCACCGCTCCAGGTTTAAACTTTGAAGGAGCGATTTCGCCAATACGAAGAGCGGGGACTGGCTGGAATGACGTCCTAAAAGGAATTAAAAAAGCATCAGGAAATGATAGCACAATCGATCACTACTAGAATGAAAATTACAACACAACAAACACTGCCAGTCGAAGTCACACTCAACGACGATCAACAAAGAAACGTCACAGCCACCTTTTTAGAAAAGGTGCTCAATTGGAATCGTGATTACTTTATTGAAGATAAGCTAGTAAAAAATACTAAAACTTATTACACAAGCCATTCGTGGAAAACAGTGGAGACCGTACGAAAAGCTACCTCTGAAGACAACTTTGCGTTTAAAGTTTTTCAACAAATCTACAACAGATAATCCGTGCCTAGAAAAAGTACTAAAAAGAACGATAATATTATTGTTCCTCAGGTAGACATGCTATCTGAGTATTCAAATAATATGCGTGATATTAGGCCTATCACTGATTCTCAAATCGAAGCTTATGAACAATGGGACAAAGGTAGAAACCTAATTTTGTCAGGAGCGGCTGGATCTGGTAAAACCTTTATTGCCTTATATCTAGCTCTTCAAGAGCTTATTAAAAATCGTAAAAAACGATTGGTCATATTAAGATCTGTTGTACCAACACGTGATATTGGATTTTTGCCAGGAACACAGGAAGAAAAAGAAGCAGCATATTTAACACCTTACATTGGTGTTATTAGTGAGATCTTTAAAAACAACCCCACACTTTTTACCTCGTTTCTCAAAAATGGAACGATTGAATTTCTCACAACATCTTACATTCGAGGAATAACTTTAAAGGACGCAATCGTAGTAGTTGACGAATTTCAAAATTGTAACTTTCATGAATTAGATTCTATAATTACAAGGATTGGTAAAGGCTCTCGTGTGATTTTTTCTGGTGATTATTATCAGTCGGATTTTACAAATAGAAAAGAAAAAGAAGGAATTGGTGAGTTTTTAAAAATTATTGAATCGCTAAAGCACTTTAAAAAAATAGAATTTACTTGGAAAGATTGTGTGAGGTCAGGAATGGTTCGCGACTATCTTATGACAAAAGAAAAAATGATTGAAAATAACGCAATCAACATCCCTAAATAATGAACAAGACATTTGAACACGCTGATATTCAGCTTAAATATGATGAGCTATCGGCTAAAACTGAAAAGTCTGGCCGCGTATATACTACACCAAGCGGAAGCAAATATCCTTCAGTGACTACTGTATTAGGATATCGCGACAGGTGGAAATGGGCCAAATGGCGCAAGTCGATTGGCGAAAAGGAAGCAAACCGCATTACACGTCATGCCACAACACGAGGAACTTCCGTTCACAATATTGCTGAACGCTACATTAATAACGAAGAAAATTTTATCAAAACTGATAATGACAAAATGCCTCATATTCAGTTTGGGTGGAAGACTCTTAAAAGTGTTATTGACGATCGAATCGGTAAGGTGTATATGCAGGAATGTACGCTCTACTCTGACGATTTAAAAATTGCAGGCCGCGTTGATTGCATTGCTGAATTTAATGGTGAACCAGCCATTATTGATTTTAAAACTTCTGGTAGAGTAAAAGCAGAAAAGGAAATTAGCACGTATTTTATGCAAGAGTGCGCTTATGCAATTATGTTTAAAGAACATACTGGTATCGACATTAAAAAACTAATTACTATTATGGTAGTAGACGGTGATCCTAAACCAATTGTGTTTGAGCAGTCTGTTGACGATTGGGAAGATAAGTTGAGAAAAGAAATTGACTATTACTATAGCCAGTAAATTGTTATGATTATTTTAACGGATTGCGATGGTGTCCTTCTTTCATGGGTACATTCATTTGAATGGTGGATGAAGAGGAAAGGTTATAAGCCTTGCGCAGTTTCGTACAATGTATCAGAACAATACGGTATCACTGAAAAGCACGCTGCAGATCTTGTAGAAGTTTTTTGCGAATCTGCTGCAATTGGATATTTACCTCCTTTAAAAGATGCGATTAAATATGTGCGGAAGCTTCATGAGGAGCAGGGTGCAGTTTTCCATTGTATCACTTCGATTGGTGTTGACCCGTATGCAGTAAAACTCCGTGAACAAAATCTTAATAGGGTATTCGGAGAAACTGTTTTTGAAAGAATCCATTGCTTACCCTGTGGTGCAGACAAAACTGAAGCACTAAAAAGGTATGAAGGATCTGATTTTGTATGGGTTGAAGATAAATTGGAAAACGCAAATCTAGGAGCTAAAATGGGTTTAAGATCGTTTTTAATAAACCATACATATAATGAAATGGGTGTTGTGCATGATAATGTTACTAGAGTCAACAATTGGAAAGAAATTTGTGAGCATATCGCCGACTGTTAAAAAAGTTATTTACATTTTATCTGTTTTATGTTATAATATAGACATAACAAACCAAAATCTACATGAATACAGAAAAGTTTATGAAAGTATTGCTCGTGATTGCCCTAATATTAATCGCGATTGCCCTCTCCGGAGATGTGTTACATTCTCTTGTTGAACTAATGTTCGATAGTGGACTTTAAAAGATGGGGGTGTAGCTTAACGGTGAAAGCAGTCGACTCATAATCGATTGAGTGTGGGTTCGATTCCCTCCACCCCTACTTAAAAAAAATATAAATAAATTAAATGAAAGCGATAGATCAGATCAGTAAAATAATCGATAACCTTCAAGATTCTATTCAAGAATTAGAAGCGTTAAAAACCGATTTACCAAAAGAAACGCAAAAACCCGTTGAAAAACCTACCCAGGGTTTTTTTTCTCGTGGCTTAACCAAATCTTGGCCAAAATTCAAATATCTCTCAGGGGAAATAGTGGGAAATCTGACGAAGACTCGGACAATGGCGTTGGATGACTTTAACGTCATTCACTCACTTGGTTATAAGTCTGACATGCATATTAAAACTGATACGCTTTTAGACAAAATTATTCGTGAGATGCCAGGTCATAAAGGCTTTATTGGAACAGTAGAAGCTTCAGACGGAAACACGTATTTTATGCCTGCATATTCTTCTTCTATTGCAAAATTAGAAAGGCGGACTGGTAAACTAACACTTGAAAAAAAGTTCACGTCAACTCCTCAAGTTCGATCTGGTGCTGAAGGAAGCAATGGTGTCATTTATATGCCATCTTATACTAGAACATTAAAGATATTTACTTACGACACTAAAACCGGACAGACAGGTTCATTTACTCCTGAAAAACCCAAACGCAGCGGGATTGGTGGTTGCAACCATATTTGGGGTGCAGCTACAGATAAAAAGGGAGAGATTTATATGCCTCAAGTTCTAGGTTCTAGCGTTGCTAAGATTGATAAGAATGGTGTTTTTAAATACCTTGAAGGTGCGGCCGCTACTTCTGGTGTTTTCGGATGGACTCACAAATACATCGGAGCAATTTATGTAGAAGATGTTGATAAGGTTTTTTGTTTACCTCGCCAAGGGAAAAAGATTTTAATTATTAACTGTGTTGACGACACATACGAAGAAATTGACCTTCCGGCAGATTACTTGAAGGTGGCAAACAAGAACAAAAACTTCCACGGATTTCTAGGTCCTGATGGCTGGGTTTATAGCGCGTTTTGGGCCGACACAAAGTGCTTTAGAATTAACCCGTATACGAATGAAATTCAGTGGAAAGATTATGAATATGAATTTATGGACGGTAAAGGAACAGTAAAGGAAGGATCAGGAATCATGAGTCTTGGAACTGGATATTCAACAGCCGCATTAGTTAAAGATAAAAGTGTATACCTCGGCCTAGCCGGTACATCACGAGCTATTAAGCTCGAGTTTTAAAAAATGAAATCATTTAAGCAAGTTCACTTAATAGCAAAAAACCGGAGTTTTAGCTACGAGCAAATCGCTAATACTCCTGAATTTAACGAGGAAGCCGCAGCTTTAAAATATTGGAAATACAATAAAGAGGCAATACAAGATTCTAACTTTTACTCTGATCCTATTGTTCTTATCCGAAGAGAAATTCATACTGTAATCTCAAAAGAGCTTGGTTAAATGAACAAATTATGGAGAATATGGTGTAAAACTATGGGAGAAAAAGTTAGCTCAGATTCACGAGAAGCTGACATCGCCGCTCTTATTAGAACCTTTTGGTGGTTTGTACATATCACAACATGCGGTTTTATTATCGCGAATACAATTAGACACTGGTAAGTTATGTTTGAAAATTTTCACTTAGACGACTTAGGTCGCATCACATACAGAATTGTCCGAAGATTCGGATATACTGAAGAATGGTGGTTTGAATACGACGAAAAAGGCAATAAAAATTGCACGAAGTACATTAAAGAGGAAAAACCTTTTTAAATCTTCATAACTGATTGGTAATCAATTGGTTATCTTGAAAACTTGCACGGCCGTCTCTAACTTGCTGATTACCAATCAGT